ACGTCACCTAAAAATATAGGAGAGGGCATTAATTCATAAGCACGATACAAGTGATTAGTATCAACGTGTATACCAGCTAAACGATAACTATCTTCTTTTACCCTTAAATCAAGATTTGCGAGTTGAAAACCCATAATGATGTAAAATAATTATATTTAATTAGCTGCGTTTTAAACAGTTAAATGTGTTATATCTTTTCGTGTCTATTGTTAATTAAGAAATTTGTTATCTACCAGAATAAACGTGTTGTGCTAAAGCATCATTTCCTCCAAAATCTGGATTTTTATTCTGATTTGTTAATTGTACATTTCTTAATCTATTTTCTAAAGTGTTTATCTGTTGATTGTACATTTGATTTATCCCACCTAATTGTAATCCATTTAATAAATATCTTGCTATTAACATATGAAGATCCATTTGTTGCTGCTCATCTAACTGTTGCATCATTATTTGATAATCTGTGCCATATTGTTGGTTGCCATTTTCATCAGTAAATGGTGTTCCGTCTTCATAAGTTAAAGGTCTTACATCAAAAACAAAATCATACAATTCTTGCTTTTCACTATCTTCAATTGGTAATCCTGCTACACTGTCAGAATAGTTTAATTGATTTAAAAAAGATTGTTCATATAATTCTATTTGCTTTTGTTGTATTTCTTGATTCATTCTTAACTGTTCTATATAATTTCTTGTGTTTTCTTGCTGTAAATCAACCAATGAATTTTGGTGTTCAACAGCATATTCTCTTAACTTATTGGAATTTTCCAACATTGATATATAATCATTAATGTATTGTGGCGATTTACCCTGTATTTCTAAATCATGTTTAATAACAGCTTTTTGATTTACAGCTGATCTTAAATCTACTTGTGACCAATCTGTTTCACCATAAGCTTGTGCAAAATCACTAATACTTGCGCCATTATTGATAGCATCAATAAAATCATTAATAGTATTATCACTCCATCCTGCAAATCTCTGTCTAAGTAATTCATCAGCTAATAATTCGGTTTGTACTTGCATTAACGTTCTAAAACCGTCTTCACTATTTATATCAAAATTAGGATCATATTGTCTTAGTTCATTGATATCAATATCAAATATACTATTTTCTACACCCCATTGATATAATGTTTCATAAATATTATTTTGCTGATCACTATACTGTTGTTGTTCTATTTGTTGATTATTACCTCTTGCCGCTAAATTTTCTTGTCGTTGCGCTTCTAATACATCTCTATTTTCGATTGATTCTTGCCCAACGGTAGGCTGTTGTTGCATATAAGCATCTAATTCGTTCATCGTATTGTCGTTTATAATTTTGGTGCAATATTAAAAAAGTTAATTAATTTAAATAAACAAGTTTTTAATAACATTGTATATCTATGTATATTTTATTTTTTGTTTGTATTTTTTTTATTGTCAGAACTTATTTTTTTTCTATCAATATCATATTTTAGTAAATTTTTATATGTATCTATCTTGTTTCTTTCACTATCATTCAATATTTTTAATCTATTGTCATTTGATACTTTATCTGACGTCTCTTTTTTTACATCTGCTAATTTTGAATTAACATCTATTTCTTTTTCTTTTGTTTCTGTTCTTTTATCAACATCATATTTTTGTGTATCTGATTTAAATTGTTGAAGTGCCATAGCTAAGTCTTTATTCATTTGTGCTATTTCTAATTTAGCATTAGTTCTAATTTGTTCTTCTTGTAATTTTTCTTGTATTTTTTGTTGCTCTAATTGATATTGTAATTCAAATTGCTTTTGTTTCATTTCCATTTCCATTTGTTGTTGCTTAGCTTGTTGTTCTTCTCTTTCTTTTTCAAGTTTTTGTAATATCTCTATTTTTTTACTAATAGAATAATCTTCGGCCATCAACTTTAGTACATCACTATATTTATATCCATTTTGAATTAAAGCTTGAGATATTTGATCTGTAAATTTAATCAAATCTCTATCTTTTGTACTATCACTTATGAATATATCATACTTATAATACGGTAATACAGAAGATGTGACACTAATTGGCGAATTACTATCAAGCATAACAGCGTCTATAGGATTTTCTTTATAATATATTTTACATACTTCTAAAAATTGACTTAATACATTCTTTATACATAATGAATGTTGAAAAAATTCATTTTCAGTAATATAATTACTCTGAACTATACTTTGTTGATTATCACTAACATTGCTATTTTGGTTAACTCTACCTTCTCTTTCTTTTGTTATACCTAATACTTCACTACATCTATTTTGAAGATACATCAATAATTCAAGTCTATCACGCAATGCGGTTTGTGCCATACTTAAATCACTTGAGCCAAATCCTTGGAATGAACTATTTTTAAATTTACTTTTACTTGTATCAAAAGGTGCTATTCTAAATGTCTTCAGAATATGTGCAAAATCTGGATAGTCCATATCATCAGGTATAGCATTTACATCTAACATTAATACTCTGCCTATATCACTTGCCAATAATCTTTCTATTTGTAATGATATTACATTATATAAATATTGATATGGCTTAGCTCTATCAAGTAATGCTATTGGTTCACTGTTTACATAATTAAATACTCTTCCAACAAATCCTAATTTAGCTTTATATGGATTTTCAATATTATTAAATTGTTCCTTTTTAGGACCAATTGCTAAATATAAACATTCTGTTCTATCGCCAACTTTATAGCCAGACCATACTTGATTTACCCAATACCATTTTATACTTATATCACCTGTAGTTTTATCAAGTTTATAATTTTCATCTACAATATCTTTTACTGTTTGTCCATTTACCTTTCTTGTAAGTATTCCTTTCTTTTGTAAAGACTTCCATTCGGCATATATAACTTTAACAAGATTTAGACCTAGATTTTTAAATGTAGGAATAATAGTGTTTATTGTATAATGACCTTGTTCATCAGGATTACTAAAATCAGGAAAGTTTTTCTTTACTGTATTCCATTCTACATAGTTTCTTATTTGATTATAATAATAGCTATTAGGATTATAATTGTTAGATGCTAATTTATCTAACTTTTCAAAATCTTCTTCTTCTTCAATATGCTTAGCAAGAAAATCATAAGCATCACTAAGAGTTATATAATATTCGTAACAAGCCCAATCAGCATCTTCTATATTCTTTAAATCAGGTGACATTTGATATCTTATATTTAAAGGATTCAAAATTTCTATTACTGGTTCATTTTTAACACCTACCCAATAACATTCATGCGCTGATATTAAAGCATGTTCAAATCCTGTTAAAAATAATTCTTTATAATTTTGTTTATGAAAATGATACTTAATAATATTATTTGCTTCAATTTCACTTTTTAATTTAAATTCACTTTTCATAAATTTATCAATGGCTTTTAAACCATCCTTATTCATGTTTGTCAAATCTAAATCAGACATTCCATTTTGCATTGCTGTCGCAATATTAGAAGCGTGTTCTAATAATAACTTATCAAGCATATCAAGTCTTTCATTCATGGCTTCTTTATTTGAAGCTGTTGCTTGATAATTTAGTGGTCTTGCTATCATTTCACCTATTAATGTTCTTAACTTAGATATACATATATCATAATGTTGAAGCTTACTTAAAACTTCATTATCTATATCAGTAGCAAGATAACTTTTTAATTCATTTGTATCAATTTTGCCACCATACATATTATAGTTAGTTATCATTTTTCTATGGATATAATTAAAATTTATACTTTGATTACCTATCCAATCTAACATTTTTCTTCCATACTCATTATTGTCTTGTATCTTTTTAGAATACGGCAATCTATGATTAATATTCATACTAAATCATTAATTAATTTTATTAATATAAAGTTATTAAATCTGATGATTTTTTCTTTTTACTTGGCAAAGAATTTAAAAGAGATTTCATAAACTTATCGTTTTCACTGCCTATTTCAGTAATATCCATATTTTCTTCTTTATATGCTAACATTAATGCGAATAAAGCATTTATTCTATCAAAGTTATCTTCTCTATTATAAGCAATTAGTTCTTCAAGTAACGGTTTAGAATTAATCATATGCATATTTCTTATTATTTTCCCGTCTCCAGTAACACCTCTTTCTTTTTCTAACCATTCTTTAGTAGATTGTTCTAAAAATCCTACTAATTCAGGAGACTTAATATATCCAACCATATTATTAGATTGTCTATTTTTAATGTGTCTATCTAGTAATTCTTTAGGTTGACTTGCTAATAAATGTAATAATCCTCTTCTTTTAAAATATTCTATATTTACGCCAATATTCACTTCCATCATAATTTCAGCGTTATTATAATATTTACTTAACATTTCTACAATTTCGTTATTTTTATCAAGTAAATCATATCTACCAGTATATTCGGCAACTATGGCATCATAATAAACGCTATTAGAGGACAAAAATCTAACATTTCCTTTATATACTAAAACACTAATTAATGATTCTGGATTTTCTACAAAATCATAGTGCACTGTATCATATCCAATTTTATATGCTGTCTTAGGCAAATTGTCATCTGGATGTTCCCATATTTTAACACAACCTTTAATATAATCCTTATTATTTCTAAATTCCTTCGGTATAGGATAAGAATCTATATAACTATATTCTCCTCTTAAATCATTTTGAAATCTAACACCTTTTTTACTATCATTATCACGAACTAATATTCCATTATTTCCACCATTTAATCTTATAGA